GTTGTCTGTCTGCTCTTGCTTGTGGACTACTCACATTGTCCACATCTGCCAGCCTACTGGCTCACGCTATGATCTACTAGGGTTTACCCTAAATGCCTATTTTTTAAGCATGGGGGGGGTAGGGCCGAGGCGAAGGGCTATGTGTCGGTGTAGGTTTCGCGAACAATTTTTATTTTTTTTAGCAAATTTGCAAACAGCCTTAGTTTTGATACACTCACGCATATGACATTCCTCAGCTTCCCTTACGCACCCCGTACGTTGCAAGCCACAGAGTCACGGCTCAAAGCAATCATGGACGCCGCACGGCTTGGACTTAAAGGCGACAGGCTTGCCATCGCCGCAGGCATGATGCCCACCGAGTACCGGCAACTGTGCCAGTTTGACCCCATCGTGGAGTACGCCGAACTCAAGGCGCGCACCGAATCTGAGATGGCTATGAGCCAAGTGCTACACGCCGCCGCGCTCGAGGGCGACATCAAAGCAGCCACCACCATCTTGCAGAACCAGCACGACTGGGTAGCCAAGCAGCAAATTAACGTCGAGATTGACCAGCGCATCTCCATCAGCCAAGCGCTCGAGATGGCGCAGCAACGCACAACCAAGGCTATACAAATGGAAGCTCAAGAAGTGAGCTACACCGAAGTCAAACAAACTAAAGAAAAACAAAAAGCCGCCTAATGCAAGAACCCCGCTATTCCGCGCAAGACGAGATGGAACTCATGGCGCGGCTGTGGGCGCCAGCCATTAAAGACAACCCCCTAGCGTTCGTGATGTTTGCGTTCCCGTGGGGCGAAGCTGGCACACCGCTAGAACACTTCACTGGGCCACGCAAGTGGCAACGCCAGGTATTGCAAGACCTAGCCGAACACATCAAAAAGAACGACGGGCAGGTGGACTTTGACGTACTGCGCCTAGCAATTGCGTCAGGCCGTGGTATTGGCAAGTCGGCGTTAGTCAGTTGGCTAGTGCTGTGGATGATGACCACAAGGATCGGGTCAACGGTCATCGTGTCGGCGAACAGCGAGAGCCAGCTACGTTCGGTGACATGGGCCGAGATCACCAAGTGGTCGTCTATGTCGATCAACACCTACTGGTGGGAGATCAGCGCTACCCGCGTGATGCCTGCTAAATGGCTGACCGAGCTAGTCGAGCGTGACCTCAAGAAAGGCACCCGCTACTGGAACTTAGAGGGACGGCTATGGTCGGCTGAGAACCCCGACGCGTTCGCGGGAGTACACAACTACGACGGGGTAATGGTCGTGTTTGATGAAGCGTCAGGTATTGACGACTCCATCTGGGCGGTGACATCAGGCTTCTTTACGGAGAACACACCGAACCGCTTTTGGTGCTGCTTTAGTAACCCACGGCGTAATACCGGCTATTTCTACGAGGCGATCGAGGGTAGCAAGCGTGACTTTTGGCAATCAAGGCAGGTGGACGCTAGGGACGTGGAAGGCACCGACAAGAACGTCTACAACCAGATCATTGAAGAATACGGCGCGGATTCCTACCAGGCGCACGTCGAGGTCTACGGTTCGTTTCCATCGGAAGGCGACGATCAGTTTATCCCGTCAACGTTGGTGGACGAAGCCATGCGGCGGGAAAAGCACAAAGACGACACCGCGCCCTTGGTGGTGGGCGTGGATCCAGCACGGTTTGGCTCGGACTCGACAGTTATTGCAGTGCGGCAAGGGCGGGACATTGTGGAGATCCGCCGGTTTAAGGGCGACGACACGATGGTCGTGGTCGGCCACGTGATCGAAGCAATCGAGCAGTACCAGCCAGCGGTCGTTGCCATCGACGAGGGTGGGCTAGGCGCAGGGGTAGTGGATCGCTTGAAAGAGCAGCGCTACAAGATCAGGGGCGTGAACTTTGCGAACAAGAGCAAGAACCCCATGATGTATGGCAACCTGCGGGCGCAGATTTGGGGGCAGATGAAGGATTGGCTCAAGACGGCCAGCATCCCAAACGAAAAAATGCTCAAGACCGACCTGATCTCACCCATGATGAAGCCCGACAGCAAGGGGGCGATCTACTTGGAAGGCAAGAAAGAGATGAAGGCGCGGGGCTTGGCATCACCCGACAGTGCAGACGCTATTGCTTTGACGTTTGCATTTCCTGTTGCACACCGCGAATATAAGGGTACAATTCGGAAATCATCGTATTCAAGTCAGGGCGCAGCCCTAAACTCATGGATGGGAAGCTAATGGCGACCAAGAAACACGACAAACCGATCCCGCGCACCACCACTGGTAAGGGCGCAAACTACAAGCTCACCGAAAAAGGTGCGGGGATGACTGCCAAAGGAAGGGCTGAGTACAATGCAAAAAATAACGCAAATCTTAAACCGCCTGCTCCAAATCCTAAGAGTAAGGCTGATGCTGGTCGAAAAGCCAGCTTCTGCGCCAGAATGTCCGGCGTCGTCGCCCACGCCAAAGGCGACGCCCCGCGTGCGAAAGCCGCGCTCAAAAGTTGGAACTGTGGTAAAAAATAAGGAGAAAACTGTGGCTACTAAACCTGGATTGTATGCAAATATTCACGCTAAACAAAAGCGCATTGCGGCTGGTAGTGGTGAGAGGATGCGTAAAGTTGGCGCTAAGGGCGCGCCTACTGCGAAGGACTTTAAAGAATCAGCTAAAACGGCTAAACCAGCTAAAAAGGGGAAATGATGCCACTCAAGAAAAGCGCAAGCAAAGAGGCGTTCCGTCAGAACATCAAGGCTGAGGTCAAAAGTGGCAAGCCCGTCAAGCAGGCAGTAGCTATTGCGTATGCAACCAAACGTGCTGCGGCTAAACCTAAAATGAAAAAATGAGCTTACAACCTTTATCTAACTGTGTTCTAATCAGGCAAGACATTGAAAAATTATCTGATCTGATTGTTTTACCCCAAAATAAATTATTTAGCGGTATCATTGTGGCAGCGGGAGAAGGCAAAAAAAGTCCGAAAGGGCATATTGAGCCTATGAACGTCAACGTCGGCGACCGTGTGCTATTCGGTGAGTATTCCGGGCAAAAAGTTACGGTCGATGGCGAAGAATTGCTAATGATGCGCGAGCCAGACGTGATTGGAATATTACATGAATGACCCAACAGGCATGAACAAGGTAGGTCAAGTAGCCAACGTAGGTAGTAACCCTACTGGCCCAGATGACCACCGCGATAAACTGGCTGAGATGCGTCATCGGTACACGATGGCGATTGCGGCGTACAGCGACAGTCGTGAAGATGAGTTAGATGACCTGCGCTTTATGGCGGGTAGCCCTGACAATCAGTGGCAATGGCCTGCCGACGTACTACAAACGCGCGGTTCGGTGCAGGGTCAAACGATCAATGCCCGTCCTTGCCTTACAATTAACAAATTACCGCAACACGTTCGGATGGTTACGAACGAACAACGTCAGAACCGCCCATCCGGCAAGGTCATCCCTGCGGATGACAAGGCTGACGTGCAGGTCGCTGAGATCTACGACGGCATGGTTCGTCACATTGAGTATTTGTCAGATGCCGATGTAGCGTACGACACCGCCTGCGAGAACCAGGTCACATACGGCGAAGGGTACATCCGCGTCTTGACCGAGTATTGCAACGACAACAGCTTCGACCAAGACCTTAAGATCGGACGCGTACGCAACAGTTTCAGCGTTTACATGGATCCGATGTCGCAAGACCCTACGGGCGCAGACGCCTGCTGGTGTTTTATCACCGAAGATTTGACCAAAGAAGAATACGAGCGTGAATTTCCTGATGCCGCGCCCGTTAGCTCTATTTTGGCAAGCGGTGTAGGCGATCAGTACCTTAGCCAATGGTTAGATGAGAACACCATCCGTATTGCCGAGTATTTTTACTACAGATACAAAGACGCAACCCTGAATTTGTACCCTGGCAACGTCAGTTTGTTTGATGGATCGCCTGAAGATAAAGAAATGAAGATGATGGGCTTAAAACCCATCAAAAGCCGCCCAGTACAGCGCAAAACCGTGATGTGGATGAAAACAAACGGCTATGAAGTGCTTGAAGAACGTGAGTGGGCAGGCAAATGGATCCCTGTTGTACGCGTAATTGGCAATGAATTTGAGGTAGAAGGCCAGATTTACATCTCCGGCTTGGTACGTAATGCTAAAGATGCCCAGCGGATGTACAACTACTGGACTAGCCAAGAGGCAGAGATGCTTGCCTTGGCACCAAAAGCACCATTTATCGGCTACGGCGGTCAGTTTGAGGGTTACGAGCAGCAATGGAAGACCGCAAACACGACCAATTGGCCGTATTTAGAGGTAAACCCCGACGTGACCGATGGCATGGGCGCTGTTTTGCCTTTGCCACAGCGCGCCCCACCCCCATTACCCCAAACTGGCTTAATTCAAGCCAAGATGGGTGCAAGCGATGACATCAAGTCCACCACTGGACAGTACGACTCGAGCTTAGGAGCCACAAGTAACGAACGCTCAGGTCGGGCTATTCTGGCACGGGAAAAACAAGGCGACACAGGCACGTATCACTATGTTGACAACTTGTCCCGTGCAATTCGTCACATTACCCGTCAGTTAGTTGACATGATCCCCAAGATTTACGACACCGAGCGTATTGCTCGCATCGTAGGGCTTGATGGTGAAGTCGAGATGGTTAAGATTAACCCTGAGCAGCCCGAGCCAGTCAAAGAAATCCGCGACGAAACAGGGCTGTTGATTGAAAAGATCTACAACCCAGGCGTAGGTACTTACGACGTGGTGGTTACGACTGGCCCAAGCTACATGACTAAGCGTCAAGAGTCGTTAGATGCTATGAGTCAGCTATTGCAGGGTAATCCTCAGCTTTGGGCAGTGGCAGGTGATCTGTTTGTTAAGAACATGGATTGGCCTGGCGCTCAAGAGATGGCTGCACGGTTTGCCAAGACAATTGATCCTAAACTAATGAGCGACGACGACAAGTCACCTGAGTTGCAAGCCGCAGAGCAACAAATACAGATGATGGGTCAGGAAATGGAAGGTATGCACACCATGTTGCAAAACGTCCAAAAGTCGATGGAAGCACAAGATCTTGATCGTAAAAACTTTGAAGCTGAGATTAAGGCTTACCAGGCTGAAACCCAGCGGATTAGCGCTGTTTCCGCAGGCATGACCCAAGAGCAGATTCAAGACATTGTAATGGGTACCATTGCAGCCGCTTTGGATACAGGCGATTTGGTTGGTAACGAATTACAACGTCAACCAATGGAGATGCCTGAAGAAATGGCAATGGAGATGCCTCAAGAAATGCCAATGGAAGGTCAAATACCGCCTGAAGGGATGATGCCACAATGAGCTGCGAAAAATTTATAGGAATGTTGTTTTTGGCACGGGATGTTACTCATTCGGCGCATCTTAACACCCGTAGTTACTCCAAGCACAAAGCGTTACAAAAATTTTACGAGAATATTATTGACCGGGCAGACGCGTTCGCCGAGGCGTACCAGGGACGAAAAGGTTTGATTGGCCCGATTGCATTAGCGTCAGCCAAAAAGACCAATAACGTCCTTGAGTTTTTAGAAGATCAGCTTGCCGAGCTTGAAACTATGCGATATGAAGTGTGTAGCAAAGATGACGCTCCGTTACAAAACTTAATTGATGGAATTATTGATTTGTATTTAACAACGCTCTATAAATTACGGTTTCTAGCATAATGCCAATAACTGTCAACCATTCAACGCCTGCCGACGGTACTTTTAGTGCTACGGGCGCAGCGGCTTGGGATGCTAACCACACATTAAGTGGTTTGGGGACAATGGCAGAGCAAAATGCCAATAACGTCAATATTACTGGCGGTTCAATTACAGGCGTAAGTGGATTAGGAACAGTCACTAGCATTACGGCTGGCACAGGACTTACTGGCGGCACAATTACTAGTTCAGGAACAATAGCTATTGATTCTACTGTTGCTACGCTAACAGGAACACAAACCTTAACTAATAAACGAGTAACTAACCGCATCGGTTCTAATGGTGGAACAACAAGTGGAAATATTACACCTACTAGCGATACTGCTGACCAATATAATATTACTGGTCTTACTGGTACATCTGCTATTCAAATTCCTTCAGGAACACCTACAGACGCACAAAGACTATCCATCCGAATCAAAGACAACGGAACAAACAGAACATTAAGCTGGGTAACAACGGCTGGCGGTTACAGGGTTATTGGTACTACATTGCCATTAACAACAACTGCCAATAAAACAATTTATGTAGGTTGTGTGTATAACAATGCTGACTCCTTTTGGGATGTCGTAGCAGTAGCAAGCGAGGTATAAGATGGCTAATTGTGCAGTTATTGATTCTAACAATGTAGTAGTCAATATTATTGTTGCCGAACTAACCGACCCACCACCTGAAGGTTGCACTTTGGTGGAAATTCCGTTTTGTGATATTGGTTACACATGGGATGGTGTACGATTTAACCCACCACAGGCTGACTAATGGCTAATAGGTATTGGGTAGGTGGTACAGGAACTTGGGATGCTACCGCTGGTTCTAAATGGGCTTTAACTTCAGGCGGTGCTGGTGGTCAAGCCGTACCTACTTCTGCCGATGATGTTTTCTTTGATGCCAACTCTGGTGCAAATACTGTAACCATTGGTTCAGGTACTTCTGTTTGCAGAATTTTAACCATGACAGGGTTCACAGGAACTCTTGCGTTTGGAACAAATAGTATTGATATTGCTGGTAATGGTGGTCTTGGTGTGTTTACAGGGGCAACCACTTATTCTGTAACAGGAACACCAGTAATCAACCTTACGTATTCTGGCTCAACTGCAACCAGTATTGGTCCAGCGGCAGTAACAGAGGCTAATGCTATTAGTTTTAATATTACCGCAGGAACTTATGCGATTAACATAAACACTAATGGGGTTGTTAAAAATTTAAACTTTACTGGGTTTTCGGGAACTTGGACTGCCACTACAGCTAATACAATTTATGGAAATTTAACCCTTAGTTCAACTCAAGGGACATTTTCATCTGGTGGTACTAAAACCTTTGGTGCAACATCAGGCACACAATTAATTACTAGCAATAACAAAACACTAGATTTTCCAATTACTATTAATGCAGTAGGGGCTACAGTTCGCTTAGTTGATGCACTAACAATGGGCGCAACAAGAACTTTAAACTTAACTGCTGGCACATTTGACGCTAGTAATCAAAACGTAACTGTTGGATTATTTAACAGTTCAAACTCAAACACTAGAACACTTACAATGGGTTCAGGTACTTGGACATTAAGTGGAACTGGAACTGTCTGGACTACATCAACAACAACAAATTTAACATTTAATGCTAATACAGCTAATATTGTTTTAAGCAATAATTCTACAAACACAAGAACATTTACTGGCGGGCAAAACGTAAATTATAGTGGCACTACTATTACAATCGGTGGAAATACATCAACATCAACAACAGTATTTAGCAGTCCTGGAACCATTTATGGAACAATAGCAAGCACAAAAACAGTTGCTCATACAATTACTTTTGGTAACACCTTAGCAGTAACAGTAGCAAATTGGACTGTAACTGGAACTGCTGGAAACGTAGTAACTGTAAATTCAGATGGTGTGGGTTCACAAAGAACGCTAACCTACACAGGTAGCGGAGTATCTATGGACTATATGTCCATTACAAATATTAACTTTTCCTACACTTTAGGTGCTTCAAACCCTTACCTTGTTTATGCTGGTGCAAACTCTACTAATGGCGGTAATAACAACGGCATATTGTTTCAACCTACTACAGTTAAAGCCTACCGATTAACTACAGGCACTTCTTTTACAACCCCTGCTGATTGGAATAATTCTAATAACACTATTCACATGATTGGTGCTGGTGGTGGTGGAGCAACTTCAGCAGTATCAGGCAATAACCGAGCCGCTGGTGGCGGTGGGGGCGGTGGTGGATATACAGTTTTAACCAATCAATCATTAAGTGGTGCAATCCCTTACACAATCGGCACGTCTGCTGGTAACGCCAATGGTGGCTCTACAACATTTAACACTACTAATACTGCTGGTGGTGGCTCAAAAGGCAATGCTACTACTGCTCCTACTTCGTCAGGTGGTGCTGGTGGTACAGGAACATACGCTGGTGGCACGGGTGGTGTTGGTGGGTTTGGAACAGCCGCTTCTACAGGCTATGGCTCAGGCGGTGGCGGTGGTGCTGGTGGCCCTAACGGAATAGGTGGTATTGGTGGTAATGGAATTGGCGGTTTAGCTGGAACAATTACTGGCGGTGGCGGTGGTGGTAATGGTGGAGGAACTAACGGCACAAATGGAACATCATCTGTAGGCGGTAACGGTGGTAATAACTTTGGTGGCACAGGCGGTGCAACTGGCGGTGCAGGTACTGGAGCAAACGGAACTGTTGGTGGTGGTGGTGCTGGCGGTGGTTCGGGAAGTTCTGGTGGACAAGGTGGTGCAGGGATAGATATTGCTAATACGATTGGTGGGGGTGGTGGTAAAGGCGGTCAAGGCGGTTTAGCTAGTTCGGTAACAACAAATACTGGTATATATGGTGGTGGCGGTGCTGGTGGTGGTGTTCAGACGGGCGGTACTTTTGGAACTGGCGGTGCTGGCTCACAAGGCGTTATCTTTATTGTCTATACGCCAAGCGGTGCGCCAGTAGCTAACAGTAACTTTTTCTTGATGTTTGGATAAAAATTGCTATGGGTAACTTTTTTAACGGAAAATTCTTTGCAGGCGGATTTTTTGGGGGTATTATTGAGGCTGCTGAACAACTTTATGTAAAACTCCGGTCATTCACGGAACGAGGGAGATGTTAAATGTCTATGAATTTAAAAGCGATAACCACTTGCCTTGGCTATCAACAAATCACCAGTTTGACTGCTGCGTCAGCGCTTACTGTACCGCAACGTGACTTACAAGGTCTTAATCAAAGGCCTACGTTTGCCTTAATTACGCCTTTAACTGCCGCCGTTCGTTGGCGCGATGACGGCATTGCGCCTACCGCTTCGGTCGGTATGCCCTTGGCCGCTGGCGTTACTTTGCAGTATGATGGCGATTTGACTAGAATTCAATTTATTCAAAACGGCGGCACCGCCGAACTTAACATTAGCTATTACGCGTAAGGAACAGACATGGATCTCTCTAACGGCTCCGGCGGTATTGACTCTAGCAAATTAATAGACTATTTCACCAAAGATTTTCTTACAGATCTTGGTAAAATGGCTGTTTTGCGCGATGAATTGGCTAAACGCCAAGGCGCGCTATCGGCGGTAGAAGACGCCAACAAGCTACGTTTAGACGCCCAAACTTACGCTCAAGGCCTAAAAACCGAAGCCGAGGTTAATTTAAACCAGGCTAAACAAACTAATGCAAGCGCTAAAGAGCTAAAAACAGCCTTAGACACCCGCGAAGCTAGCTTAAACACCCGCGAAGGTGAATACGAAAAAAACAATACCGCTTTAGAGAAAGCTGTTCAAGCGCACAAAAAAGCAGTTGCTGACGCTGAAGTTTCTTTACAAACTGCCCAAAATGCGTTAAAAAATGAACAATTACGTTTAGTTGCTGACCAAACTGCATTAGAAGCCCGTATTAAGGCGTTTCAGGACAAGGTTGCATCTATTAACGTATAAGAATTAAATCGTACTGGTGCGACACACCAGGGTTTCTAAGGAAACATCGAAATGGACGAAAGTCAAGAAGTAGTACCAGCGGAAGTATCCGCGCCAGAGCAGGTGGCAACGGCTGCACCTGAAACTGAAGAATTAGCGCCGGAAGCAGTAGAACCAGCAGCAGAAGCACCTAAAACCTTCTCACAAGAAGAATTGGATGCCGCTATTGGTAAAAGACTTGCTAGAGAACAACGTAAGTGGGAAAGAGAACAGGTTGCTAAAGCCGCTGAAAAGCAGCTTAAAACCCCAGTAGAAATCCCGCCGATTGAGCAGTTTGCTTCACCTGATGAGTACGCCGAGGTTTTGGCTGAAAAAAAGGCAGAAGAATTGCTTGCTAGGCGTGAACAAGCTAGGATGCAGTCTGAGATTATTGAGTCCTACCACGACAGAGAAGAAGATGCGCGGAATAAGTACGATGACTTTGAACAAGTCGCCTACAACCCCAAGCTACCAATCACTGACGCAATGGCTCAAACAATCCAATCTTCCGATATTGGCCCTGATATGGCTTATTACCTAGGGTCTAATCCGAAAGAAGCGGATCGTATTTCTCGTTTATCACCTCTCCAACAAGCCAAAGAATTAGGGAAAATTGAGGCTAAATTAGCTGATAACCCAGTCGTAAAAAAGACTACAAATGCTCCGGCGCCTATTGCTCCGGTGACGGCGAGATCCAGCAGTGGATCGCCTGCGTACGATACAACTGACCCACGATCGCTGAAAAGCATGAGTACGTCAGAATGGATCGAAGCAGAACGCCAACGCCAGGTCAAGAAGTACGAAGCGCAACGAAACCGCTAACTATTTTAAGGACTTAATATGTCAAATTCGATCTTAACCATCGACATGATTACAAGAAAAGCGCTCGAAATCCTCGAGAACAACCTTGTACTCACACGTAACGTAAACCGCCAGTATGACGATTCTTTCGCTGTTGAAGGCGCAAAAATCGGTTCTACTCTCCGTATCCGTCTACCAGACCGCACTTTGGTAACTGACGGTGCTGCCTTGCAAGTTCAGGCAGACAACGAGCAGTTCACAACTTTAGCCGTTGCTAGCCAAAAGCACATTGGTGTTAACTTCACCTCTGCTGAAATGACCATGCAGTTAGATGACTTTGCAGAGCGTGTTCTAAAACCACGTATTTCGCAATTGGCTTCTTCTATCGACGCTGACGTAGCTAATTCGTATAAAGCGATTGCTAACTCGGTCGGTACGCCTGGCACAACTCCTTCTACTTCGTTGGTGCTGTTACAAGCCCAGCAAAAGCTGAACGAAAACGCTGCTGTTATGTCACCACGCTACGCTACTGTTAACCCAGCAGCGAACGCTGGCTTGGTTGAAGGCATGAAAGGCCTGTTTAACCCAACCGACACCATTTCTAAGCAGTTTAAGAATGGCATGATGGGTATGGGCGTGTTGGGCTTTGAAGAAGTTAATATGTCACAGTCCATCAAGCAACACACCAACGGCGACTGGGGTACAACTATTACTGTTACCTCAACTGTAACCACCGAAGGCGCAACAACTCTTGGTATCAGCTTTACAGGCTCTAGCAAGACTTGGAACGTGGGCGACGTGTTCACTATCGGCAGTGTATTTGCTGTTAACCCACAAACCCGTGAGTCTACAGGTAGCTTGCAACAGTTCACTGTAACTGCTGCTGCAACTGGTTCTTCAACAGCTACTTTGTCAATTAGCCCAGCGCTATTCTCAGCTACTCAAGCCTTGGCTACTGTATCTGCATTGCCTGCGGCTTCTGCTGTAGTAACAATGTTGGGTAACGCTCAAGGTCAATACGCTCAGAACTTGGTATACCACAAAGATGCGATCACTTTTGCGACCGCTGACTTGTTGATGCCACAGGGCGTAGACATGGCTTCACGTCAAGTTCACAACGGTATTTCAATGCGTATTGTTCGCCAATACGACATTAACAATGACCGTTTGCCTTGCCGTATTGACGTTCTCTATGGCTATAGCACAATCCGTCCACAGATGGCCTGCCGTATTTTTGGCTAATCTAACTGCTCCCGCGCAAGCGGGGGCTTTCAAATTTATTTAGGAGAATTATTATGGCATTACCAAATGGTGCAGGTGGGTATCAATTTAATGACGGTAGCGTTGGCGAAGCATTGTTGTTCGTACAAGGCGCTCCAACTGCTGTAGCTGCTGCTGCAACAATGACCGCTGCTGAATTAGCAAACGGTTTGTTTGTATTCAACGGTACGGCTGGCAACTTAACTCTGCCAACAGTAGCTTTGCTTGAAGCTGACACTTCTAGCGCAGCTAAAGTAGACGCAGCGTTTGACTTTTTTATTGTCAATACCGACGCAGCCGATGCAGTTACTTTGGCGGTTGGTACTGGTTGGACAATCGTCGGCGCTGCTGCGGTAGCTCTTTCAACTTCAGGTCATTTCCGCGCCCGTAAAACAGGCGAAGGTTCTTGGACTGCATACCGTATTAGCTAATGAAATACCCTGCCCTTCGGGGCAGGTTTCTCTTTAAGGAAAAATTATGTCTTCTAATACCAAACCAATTGGCGTTGCTTTTGAAGATCAAGACATCATTGGGTCTAACTTTGTAATGTCTGGTGGTGAGTTGGGCTATACCGCAGAAGCAAGTGGTACCGTGACTCAATTGACAGACAAGTCTACAGGCGTAACTCTAAACAAGTCTGCTGGTCAAATCACTACGAACAACGCGGCTTTGGCTAACGCCACAAATGTTACGTTTACTTTGACTAACAGCACTATCACAGCTAAAGATGTTGTAATTCTAAGCGTGGCTTCTGGCGCTACTGCTGGCGGGTACAACTGCTGGATTTCTAGCAAAGCTACTGGAAGCTGCACAATCACGTTGCGTAATCTTTCAGGTGGTTCGCTGTCTGAAGCTGTTGTGATTAATTTTGCTGTAATTCACGTTTTGTAAAAATAGGGGGCTAAACACCCCCTAACCAATATGCCACTCATCTATTTAGAACACCCTGACCACGGCAACAAAATTGCCACAATGGAACAAGAAGCCGAATTTGATGAACAAAACGGCTGGACACGCTATACTATTGACACGCCAACTCCCGTAGTTGAAGTGGTCGAAATTGCGGTTGAAGAATCAGTCGCTGTCGAAGAAGAAGAAGTAAACACACTTAAACCAAAGACACGACGTAAATCTGCTTAATTAAGGGGTAGCTATGACCACGGCTAACGAACAAATCAACGGCGCATTGCGCTTACTAGGTGTGTTAGCCGAAAGCGAAACGCCTTCTGCGGCTACGTCACAAGACGCTTTAAGCGTTTTAAACCAGATGATTGACAGTTGGAATACCGAGCGTTTGTCGGTGTTTGCTACCCAAGACCAGGTTAAGACTTGGCTGCCTAACGAAATATCTAACACCCTTGGCCCTACTGGTACGCTAGTTGGTCAACGCCCAGTTTTGGTAGATGATGCTACTTATTTCCGTGACCCAGCCAATAACATCTCGTATGGTATTAAGCTAATTAACCAACAGCAATACAACGGTATTGCGGTTAAAACCGTTACCTCAACCTATCCACAAGTCATGTGGGTCAATATGACCTTTCCTGACATTGAGATTTACGTGTACCCCGTACCCACAAAACCACTAGAGTTCCATTTTGTGTCGGTCGAGCCATTAATGTCCGTACCTACTTTGGCTACCGACATCACTATGCCGTTAGGCTACCTACGGGCGTTTAAATACAGCCTCGCCTGCGAGCTTGCCGCTGAGTTTGGGGTTGAGCCTAGCCCACAGGTTTTGCGCGTCGCTATGACCTCTAAGCGCAATCTGAAGCGCATTAACAACCCAGACGACATCATGGCTCTGCCATACAGCCTAGTAGCGACCCGCCAGCGCTTTAACATTTACGCAGGTAACTTCTAGTGAAGTCACACATTCTTGGTCAATCCTACGTAGCCCGTAGCATCAATGCTGCGGACAACGTAATGATAAATTTGTTCCCAGAAGCTACGCCGGATGCCGGTAAAGAAAACGGCTTTTTAAACAGGACGCCAGGGATGCGTAAGCTCGCCACTATTGGCAGAGGCCCAATCCGCGCCCTATGGTCGCATCAAACTAACGGCTCAGACGCCTACGTTGTGTCTGGTAATGAAGTCTTTAAAATTGATGCTAGCTATCAAGCCGCAAAGTTAGGTAACGTAACGGGTTCAGGCCCCGTATCCATTGCGGATAACGGCACTCAACTGTTTTTTGCCTGTAATCCTGACGGGTTTATCTACGACGAGGTTGCCAATACGTTTGTACAAATTACTGACCCAGACTTTCCTGGCGCAGTAACTGTAGGCTATTTAGATGGTTATTTTGTGTTTAATGAGCCAAACAGCCAAAAGCTGTGGGTTACGGAGATATTTGACGGCACTATCATTGAGCCTTTGGCGTTTGCTAGTGCTGAAGGCGCGCCCGACTTAGTTCAAGCTATTAACGTAGACCAACGCGAGCTTTGGGTGTTTGGTACAGACACCATTGAAGTCTGGTACAACGCAGGCACCGCTAACTTCCCTTTTGCGCGCATCCAAGGCGCTTTTAACGAGTTAGGGTGCATAGCCCCTTACTCAGTAGCAAAACTTGATAACACGCTGTTTTGGCTTGGTAGCGACCCCCGTGGCTACGGCATTGTTTACCGTGGTGAAGGTTATAGGGGTAAACGCGTATCTACCCATGCTGTTGAGTTTGCCATTCAAAGTTACGGCGACGTGTCTAACGCGCTTGCGTACACGTACCAGCAAGAAGGCCATGCGTTCTACGTTTTGATATTCCCAACGGTTAATAAGACCTGGGTGTTTGACGTAGCTACAGGCGCTTGGCATGAACGTGCAGGCTTTGAAGATGGTTTTTTTACCCGCCATCGTTCAAACTGCCAAATGAATTTTGAGAGCCAAACCATTGTTGGCGATTACTTAAACGGTAACATTTATGCGTTTGACTTAAACGTCTATGATGATAATGGTGCAGTGCAAAAATGGCTTCGTTCTTGGAGAGCGCTCCCCACAGGCACTAACAACCTAAAACGTACCGCGCAGCACTCATTACAGCTTGACTGCGAATCAGGCGTTGGTACAGACACTGGGCAAGCGCAAGACCCACAAGTAATGCTTCGTTGGTCAGATGACGGCGGCCATACTTGGTCAAACGAGCATTGGGTTTCTGTTGGCAAAATAGGTGAGTATTACCGCCGGGCTATTTGGCGCCGCCTTGGTATGACGCTTAAGTTGCGTGACCGAGTGTATGAAATTTCAGGTACAGACCCAAATAAGATCGTTATTATGGGCGCCGAACTAATTTTGAGTGGTACAAATGCCTAACACTTTAACGACAATCCCCGCGCCTCGGGTTCCTTTAATAGACCCCGCTACTGGATTAATTTCTAATGAATGGTATCGTTTTTTCTTTAATTTATACACATTAACTGGGTCGGGTAGAAATTCTATTTCTTTAACAGATCTGCAACTTGGCCCACCGTCTGCTGACTAAATATGCTTTTTTATGCTCACCCTTCTGATACACTAGCGCAAAAGTTACGAGGTAATTTATGACAACATTTTTAACTCCATCCCCCAAACAGCAGTTTTTTACTGCTGCTGGCGTACCGTTAGTAGGGGGTAAAGTTTATACATACGCTGCGGGTACTTCTACGCCGCTAGCTACGTATCAAGATTCCACTGGCACCGTTAGCAATACTAACCCGATTATTTTGGATTCTAGGGGCGAATGTAATCTTTGGCTTTTACCTGCCAATGCGTATAAATTTATATTAAGGGACAGTGCAGATGCTTTAATTTGGACTGTAGACAATATCAATTTAGGTATTAACTTTAGCAACGTCATCATTACTGGCGGTAGCATAAACGGCGTCACCATTGGCAATATTGCCCCTGGAACCGCCGTATTTACTGATTTAACTGCAACTGGCACCGTTACTTTTAACGGCGTTACCCAGATGCAAATCCCTGCTGGGCCAACGGCTGACCGCACCGATCAGCCCGTAGACGGCATGATCCGCTACAACAGTACAACTGATGAGTATGAAGGTAATATTTCTGTAACTGGTCAAACCATCTCAACCTTGCAATTGACAGGCACTGTAACGGCTATTTTGACTACAGCTACCCCGCACGGCTTGTCTGATGGCGATTACATCACCGTTACAGGCGCTACGCCTGCTGCATATAACGGTTCGTACAATATTACGTACATTAACGCTACTTCATTTAGCTACACAATGGCGTCAAACCCAGGTGGCAACGCTACGGTTGTAGGTACTTATGTAGCGCATCTATGGTCAGATATTGGCGGCGGTGCTACGGGCGGTGGTACTAATCAAATTTTCTTTGAAAATCAACAAACCGTAACAGCAGACTATACAATCACTACAGGTCGTAATGCTATGTCGGCGGGGCCGATCACAATCGATACGGGCGTAACAGTAGCTATCCCAACTGGTTCAACTTGGGTCATCGTCTAACACCCTAAAGGGTACAAGGGAAAATATTATGGCTGGTACTTTAAATGTTACGACAATAAACGGTGTATCTACTTTAAATGACAGTAGCGGAGTTCTTGCAACACAGAACGGCATGACTGGTATTGCTAAAGCGTGGGTTATATTTCAGGGTGGAAATTCAAACACTTCAGGCGCAATAAATGGTTCATTTAATGTTTCTTCAGTAACTGTAAATGGTACAGGAGATTGGGTAATAAACTTTACAAACGCAATGGTAAATACTAATTATGCTGCCGTAGCCACTGCTGGTGGATTTAATAGTGCAAGCAATAGTACTGCTCTTAATGCCCAATACAATGGTACATACTCAACAACACAAATAGGGCTTAAATACTGGAATCAAAATGCAACATATATGAATGTTGTAATTTACGGTTCATAAGGATAAATCATGGCTGGCACACTAACAATATCAACGCTCTCAGACGGCACTAATAGCACTTCTGCAACTAACTGTATTCAAGGCTCTGCAAAGGCTTGGGTAAACTTTACAAATACCGGTAGCACATCTGTTATTGCTTCTTACAATGTAAGTTCTGTAACTTATGTAAGCACAGGAACATATACTGTAAACATGACAAACGCTATGTCAAATGCTAATTATGCAGTAGTAACATCTTCAGGTGTTGGTGGTGGTAACGGTTTATATATGGTACAGAATACATCCACAAAAACAACTTCTGCTTTTGGGTTAATTGGAAGAAATGGACCATCTAATGCGCTTACAGACCCAGGCACTTCTTATGCTGCAGTATTTAGTTAATTTTTAAAAGGACAAATTAAAATGACACAAGCTATTATTTTTACTAACGATAACGGTGGAGTATCTACCTGCATCCCCACTGGCGAAATTAGCATTGATGCCGTAATGACCAAAGATGTACCAGCAGGTCGTGGCGCACGAATTGTTAATCTAACAGACCTACCCCGTGACAACGACTTCTACGATGCGTGGGAAATGGATGCTACTTCTGTTACCGTAAACTTTGCCAAAGCCGTAGAGATTACTAAAGCCCGTTTACGAGCAGAGCGTACTCCACTTCTAGCCGCACAAGATGTAGCGTTTCAGCGAGCCTTAGAAGAAGGTAAAGCTACTGCTGCTATCGTTGCTGAAAAACAAAGACTGCGTGATATTACTAACATCACCGCTACAACTTTAGACGAATTACGGGCTTTGAAAGCAGAGGTGTAATATGCCATTAGTCCTTAACGGTACTACAGGTGTACAAGATAACTCAGGGGCTTTTGTCGCTGGAACTGCCGTAGCTTCTACAAGTGGTACAAGCATTGATTTTACTGGTATTCCTAGCTGGGCTAAACGGATTACTGTGATGTTTACTGGTGTTTCTACTAATGGAACTTCATCAATTATAGTTCAGGCTGGTTCAACAAGTTTTACAACTTCAGGTTATACAGGAACTTTAGCAACGACTATTAGCGGGGCTACCGCAACAAGTAGTTTATCAACTGGATTTCAAGTTGCTGGGTCAGTTGCGGTGGCATCAACTTTATTTGGAAAATGTGAAATTTGTTTATTAACAGGTAATACATGGGCGGCTTCTGCTGTTGTTGGCAGGGGTAATGAAGCAAGGTGTGATTACATGGGCGGCACAATTGCTTTGTCAGGCGTATTAGACCGTGTTCGTATTACTACAGTAAACGGCACAGACACATTCGATGCTGGCTCAATCAACATTCTTTACGAGTAAGCAATGACCGTCTACGTCAAGGTTCTGATCCCCGCCAAGATCGCTGAAGATGCGCAGACTACGCAATACACTGCGGGGAACAACATCACGACCATTATTGACAGGTTTACGGCTACTAACTATAGCGGTTCTACGGCTACGATTAGCGTAAACCTCGTCACGGTAGCGGGTACGGCAGGCAATAACAACTTGATCGTTAAGGCTAAAAGCCTATTGGCAGGCGAAACGTATCGGTTTCCTGAGATTGTGGGGCAAGCGCTAGAGCCAGGCGGGTTTATATCTACTATCGCCAGCGCCGCTAGTTCCATCAATATTCGGTCTAACGGCCGTGAAATTTCAAGCTAATGCACCATACCGTCACCGTTACATATGGCAAAGGGTTTAATTTCCTACCTGTAGTGCCTTTGCGTGAAAAAGTAGAGAAGTTGCAAGAGGCTTTATTACAGATGCCTCAAGCCGATGTTCAGTACTTACATTCGTTTGAGCCAGGCAAGTACATTCGTACCATGATTGCCCCGCCTTGGTCAGTCATTGTTGGCGCAGAGCATAAGACGCCGTACAGAATTAGGCTTGAAAAAGGTACAATCGCTGTAAATATTGACGATGAAATTAAAGTACTAACGGCGCCGTTGGAGTTTGACGCGCCAGCAGGTGTAAAACGAGTAGGCCGTGTATTTGACGAAGAAGTGATTTGGGTAGATTATTACGATAATCCGGATGATTGCACGGACATACAGGCAATCGAAGAACGATTGTATGTCATTCCTGAGTGCGGCTTAATGTCAAACAGAATTAAAGAGCTTGAAAACAAGCAAAACGATACCGAACAGTTAACTAATAGCGTTAAAATGCTGTTAGGCAATGGGTTTGGTTTTAGTGATAGGGAGAATTAGTATGTCAGGTGGAATAACAGCCGCAGTTATTGGAGCTACAGCCGTTGTAGGCGGCGCGTATATGTCTTCTCAGGCCGCTAAAAGCGCAGCTAGAACGCAATCCGACGCCGCAAGATACGCTGCGGATCAACAAGCCGAAGCTACAGAACGCCAAATTGCACTTAGCGAACCGTACAGAGAAACTGGCACCACCGCGATGAATCGCCTTGCGGCCATGACTGAGCCTGGCGGCGAGTTTTACGCACCTTTTTCACAAACCGATTTTAAACAAGACCCTGGATACGCGTTTAGGCTTAGGGAAGGCATGAAAGCGCTTAACGCGTCAGCCGCCGCTAGAGGTGGCTTGATCTCAGGCAATGCCCTAAGAGCCGCTACAGCCTACGGTCAAGACATGGGATCGCAAGAGTACACCAACGCGTTTAACCGCTATTACGCTGAACGCTCTAATAAGATGGATCCATTAAAGTTCTTATCTGCGCAAGGTCAAGCGGCTGCGGCTGGTCAAGCCGCTAACATTGGTACTGGCGCGGCTAACACTGCCAATCTAATAACAGGCGCCGCTAATGCTAACGCGGCGGGGCAGATTGGGTCGGCTAACGCTTACGCCAACGCTATTGGTCAAGGCGTAAGTATGTACCAAACTAACCAGCTACTGAATAGATTTGCACCGCAACAAACAACACCAAGGTATTACACCACTAATACCGGCATGAACGCCGAACTTGGTCTAAAGGAATAAATATGCCAATCGATCCAAGTATCCCTTTACAAGCTAAAAATCCTCAAATTCAAACTGGCCCAAATCAGTTGGCAATGGTGGGTGAGGCTATGAAAATTGGCGAAATGCAACGCGGCGTAGACACACAAAACAAGCTGCGCGAACTATATTCGCAAGGCATCGACGTCAGCACTCCTGAAGGGTTTAAACAAGTAGCGTCTATTGACCCTGGAACAGCGTTAAAGCTCCGCGCAGACGCGTTGCAAGGGCAAAAACTTCAGGGTGAAATTAAGAAAACAAACGTAGATATTGACCAAAAAACCTACGATTTGGCTAAACAACGCATGGGCGACCTAGCGTTTAACCCATCGGACAGCAACATTAAAGCCCATTTAGAAGATGGCCTTTTAAGAAAAGAAATTACGCCTGCTCAAGCTAATGCAACATGGCAACAAGTGTCTGCTTTGCCTTTAGATCAACGTAAAGCATACTTTACTGAAATGGGCGTTAAGGTAGATGAACGCTATAGGATGAATACCATTAGCGCAGCGCAACAACAAGCTGATATTACAGCCCGTCGTGGTCAAGACATTAGCGCTAAAACAGCGCAGCGCGGTCAAGACATTGGTCGTATTCCTGTAGGCTACCGCATGACGCCCGAAGGTACGATTGAAGCAATACCTGGCGGCCCAACC